TTACATTGAACAGTGATGCAACAGGTGTTCCAACTCAAAACGCAGGTCTTGAAGTTGAACGTGGTGACGAAGCAAACGTACAATTACGTTGGAACGAAGGTTTACAAAAGTGGACATTCACTAACGACGGTGCAGTTTACACTCAAATTGCAACAAGTACAGACACATTGTCTGAAGGTACAACAAACTTGTACTTCTCAAACACTCGTGCTCGTGCCGCATTAAGCTCAAACAGCTCAAGTGGTGTTGCTTATAACAGTGCAAGCGGTTTAATCAGCTTAGGTTCTATCCCTAACAGCTCATTGACCAACAACAGTATTACTGTTAACGGTGCTTCTGTTGCTTTAGGTGGCTCGGTTACACTTGGCGTTGCTGACATTTCTGGTGCAGCCACTGCTACGTCTGTAACAGCCGCTATTGCTACAGCTTCTTCAGATGCAACTACAAAAGCAAATGCCGCTCAAGCAGCCGCTATTGCCGCAGCCGCTACTGATGCAACCACTAAAGCAAACGCAGCTCAAGTAGCAGCCGCAGCCACAGCAGCCGCTGATGCAACAGCTAAAGTTGCCGCAGAAGCTACTGCTCGTGCCGCAGCCATTGCAGCCGCAGTTGCTGGTAAAGACAATACAGACGAAATCACAGAAGGTACAACAAACCTATACTTCACAGATGCTCGAGTAGCAACTCGTGTTGGTAGCGGTTTAACAAACTTCCACAGTGCATTCCAATCTGTAACTTCTGCACAAGCCACAACCAATGCAACAAGTACAGTTGCGTTTACATTTGCTGATTTAGCTACAGCTAAACACTACAATGTTTATGTTAACCGTACATTGCTACGTCCTACAGAATTCAGCGTAAGCGGTTCTACAGTGACAGTTGTTGCTGGTGTGTTATCTACAGATGACGAAATCGAAGTAACTGGTTTAAAGTTCGCATAATTTAACTGGCTAACGGCAGGGGTTTGACATCCCCTGCCTGTACGTTGGCAACAACGCACTTGGGAAAACACTAGTTTGTCCTCCGTGCCAGTAAACTCAAAGGAGATAAAATGTCTGATAATAAACGTAAATTAAAAAGCAGTGGTACTACAAGTGAAGTATCATTGGACAAAACAAAAGAGTACAAGTACGACAAGTCTGGTGCTCTAGTAGTAGCAACAACTGTTGGCGATAACGATATCGTTTTCTCTGGTAGCAAATCAAGTCTTCGTCGTATTTCTGACCTAGAGCGTAACGTTTCTATTCTTGCAGCCACATTAACTACAACTGACGGTTTGGCAACTGACGCAGAAGATACTAACTTCAGCGGTATTTTCACAACACCACAGCGTTTCAAAGAATCAACACGTTTTGATTCTTCATTAAACGTTAACGGTTCTGTTGCAATGAACAGTAACAAGATTACAGGTTTAGGTACACCATCCGCTTCTGGCGATGCAAGTACAAAAGGTTATGTTGACACTACTGTAGCAACTGAAGCTACTGCACGTGATACAGCTATTGCTACTGCAAAGAGCCAAGCTATCAGCGCAGCCGCTACTGATGCAACTACAAAGGCTAACAATGCTCAAACAGCAGCCGCATCTGATGCAACAACAAAAGTTGCCGCAGAAGCTACTGCACGTGGTACAGCTATTGCTACAGCCAAGTCTGAAGCTATCAGCGCAGCCGCTACTGATGCAACAACAAAAGCCGCTACAGCTAAGTCTGAAGCTATCACAGCAGCCGCTACTGATGCAACAACAAAAGCCGCTACAGCTAAGTCTGAAGCTATCACAGCAGCCGCTACTGATGCAACATCTAAAGCAAATGCCGCTCAAGCAGCCGCTATTGCCGCAGCCGCTACTGATGCAACATCTAAAGCAAATGCCGCTCAAGCAGCCGCTATTGCCGCAGTTACAAACGGTGCTGGTGCAGCCTTTGACACATTGAAAGAAATTCAAGATGCAATGGCAACTGACACAGAATTGTCAAATGCTATTTCTGGCTTGACACACGCCGGCATCGCTGGTAACCTACCAGTTAGCAAGTTGAACAGTGGTACAGGTGCAACTGCTGGCACATTCTGGCGTGGCGACGGTACATGGGCCGTTGGCGTAGCTGGTCCTACAGGCCCAACAGGCCCACAAGGTGCAACTGGCCCAACAGGCCCTACAGGTCCAACAGGTGCGGCTTCCACAGTAGCTGGCCCAACAGGACCTACAGGTCCTACAGGCTTAACAGGTCCTACAGGTCCTACAGGCCCACAAGGTATCCAAGGCGTTGCTGGTCCAACAGGTCCAACAGGTGCTACAGGTCCAACAGGCCCATCTGGTAACCCATGGGGCGGTGGTACATTCACTGGTTCAATTGCTGTTCAAGGTAACATCACAGCAACTGGCGAAATTACAGCTTACTACTCTGACTCACGTTTGAAAACAAATGTATCCAAGATTGACGGCGCTTTAAACAAAGTTATGGCTATCAACGGTTACACATACGATTCAAGCGAATTGGCCGAATCTTTAGGTCTTCCAAAGCACATGGACCAAATTGGTCTAATGGCTGACGAAGTTGAAGCAGTGCTACCAGAATTAGTTACACAGTCTGCATTGGAAGGTTACAAAACCATCCGTTATGACAAAGTTGTTTCTGTTCTAGTTAACGCTGTTAAAGAACAACAGGCAATGATTGAGGAACTACAGGCGCTTGTAAAGAAGACTTTACACTAATCCATATTGACTAGAGGAGGCAAATAAAATGGCAATTCTTCCAGCAACTGGATCAGCAATTTCGTTTGGTAACGTCAAACGTGGTTACTCTAACACAACAGGCTCTAACGTATCATTACGTGGTACGTTGGGCGGATACTTAGGTATCAGCTCTGGGTCAGTTAGTTTAAGTAGCTCATTTGGTGGCCGTACAACACCGTACAACACGTAATAGTGTTATAAACTAAAGAAAGGGTGGCAACACCCTTTCTTTTTGGCTAAAATTTCTGAAACTGAAATCATACATAGTTAAACATAGAAGGAGACAACATGTCACTAACTCAAAACGAAATCCTAAGCAATACAAGAGCAGTATTAAAGCAGGTACCATACCGTACAAATTTTGAAAGAGAAAATTTTGTATACAGCGTAGCAAGCGGTCCACGTTTGCTTGTTTCCCTTTGCCAAGAAATGGAATTTCTAAACAGCGAGTTTGAAAAAGCAACAACCGATTGGCAAAAGCAAATTGTACTTGATGAAATGAATATTATCAACGCTCGCATTGTAGAATTGCAAGCAGAATGTGGCACAGACGTTGCAGCCGCAATTGAAGAAGCAGAGCCAACACATTGGGTAGAGCAACTTGCAAAGAATTCAGCAGTAGAGGCAATTTGTCAAAAAGTTTCTATTGAAAATATGGGACACATGCTAAAGTTGCCAGCAGAGTTGTATGAGGAAACTATTACACGTTGCCAAACATTCTTGAACGTGATCAACAAAACAACTCGTCTAGCCGAACGCAAGGCTAACGTAGCTAACGTAGATACATAATGTTCGGGAAATCTTCGCGTACAGTATTTGAGAGACCGCCTGTTCTAAGTGAACAGGTAGTTATATGTGTTCCTACAAACGGAATGGTACATGCAAAATTTACCTACTGTTTAACACAAGCAATTCGATACACTGAACAACAAGGCATTCCTGTAATATTAGAAATGGATGCTGGTACTGTATTAAGCAATCAGCGTCAGGTGTTATTAAACCTTGCAGTAGACAAATACGGCGCCGAACACATCATGTGGTTTGATAGCGATATGACATTTCCTGAAGATGTTATAGTTCGCTTGTTAGAGCACAAAAAGAAAGTGGTGTGTGCAACTTATTCAAAACGTGTACCGCCATTTCATCCCACTGCATTTCATTCAATAGAACCAGTGGAACCAGTTGATACAACTGGTCATGGACTAACACCGGTACGTTACACGGGGTTTGGTTGTTTGTTGATGCGAGCTACAATTGCAGATGAGATGCCAAGTCCGCACTTTCCTTTAAAGTGGCATGCACCAAGTTCAACCTGGCACGGTGAGGACATGGGATTTTGTGATCTGTTGAATCACAATGACATTAAGATTTGGTGCGACTTAGATCTTAGTCGCGAGATTGGCCATTTAGGGCAACAAGAGTTTCGTGTGAATCAGGCAAGCTAACAAAAAACGCACACCAGCGAGTTAGCTTATTAAGATTAATACCAGCAGAGGTTTGGTATTCAGGATAGCGGTTGTCGTTTAATACACTTCTCATTACGGCCCCGTCTATGATAGTGCTTTTTATCAAGTTAAGTTTTAAATCCTCATCTAACAATATACTATTCAATATGGGATGGAACCACTGTTCTTCATTAATAAGACGTCGGGTTTCCAAGTACCAGCGTTCAGTGTAGCAAATAGATTCCTTATATAACTTGTTTAATAAAGGATTGTTTAATTGAGAATGCCAACATTGCGCAACCTCAATTTGCTTATGCGGGCCAGTGTATACTTCTGCCTGCCTTAGCGTATTCTTAATTACTCTTAACGCCATCCAACAAACCTTCTAATGCTTCCCTAAAGCCACGACTGTTAAACATCTTAGCGGTATTACGATGTAGTGGTTGCGGCCACTCCCACAAGTTAACCCAACAGTAGCCAGCACTTTCGCTATCTATTGTAGGGATAAACTCATCCTCGCACAGTATCAGATAGCTAACATGTCTAAAGCGTTTATCGCGTGTAGTAAACGTATACACATGACTCATTGCAATAGTATCAGGTACACCTGGATGACCGAGTTCCTCACATAGCTCGCGCTTTAAGCCTTCAAGGTCACCCTCATTGCCATCTAGTTTGCCACCCCATAAGCCCCAACACATACTATGACTCTCGGTAGGGCTACGCAGTTGCATCATAGCTCTTCCGGTATTCTTGCTAACAATTAGTGCGCCAACAGCTCTCATAAAAATATTTAGTTGACAATGCGCCAGTAGCCTTGTTCAAATATTCCTTCGATTGCTACTACCCAGTCAGTGCCAGTGTAATATAACTTGACCATGGTATTTGCATTGGTAGTATAAGCAGGTGCGTTAACAGCACTAGAATCAAAGCTGACAATCCAGTTGCTTCCATTGTATTCAATGATGTCATTGGCGTCAGCAACTACTGTACCCCACAAGCCTGTTTGTGGCACAGACTCTGTTAACAAATAACGTTGACCTGCTTGTACTACAGGAATGTTACCGTTGCCCGGAGCACTTCGTGTAGGGTCAACAACACCATTAATCATGCTGATAGTGTCATTGGGCAGTGTACTAGTGTCAACAGTATAGAACAACAAGTTTTCATTTTCAGTATTCTCTGTGACCTTTAAAATTACTTCGTGTGGGTTTACAACATTTCCTAGCTTTAGTCTAATTTCAGTAATGCCATTTTTAAGACCACCGTAGTTGCTAAAGTGTTCGTTCCAACGTAGCAATGCAGGTACTGCACTTTCTGTATCGTTGTCAGTATTATTGCTGGTCAACAGTTGAATAGAATCATTGGTTACACGAATGTGACGATCTTTGAATGTGATCCATTGTCTTGAAGAAATAGGTTCGCTGTTGACGCCAATGGTAATGTCATCGATAAACTGATAGTCGCCTGCAATGTTATTCAAGATACTGTGAATAAGAACTTGACGCTTGACCTTGGCAGGTGGTGTCAAGAAGATTGGTAATGAAAAGATCAAACTTGCTACGTCAATAATATCATCAGTTCCTTGTGGAATACTGCGAGCAGTCCATGTAATGTTGATCAGTTCTACCACTGCCAAACTGGTCCAGTCGTACGGATTTTGACTGCTTTGCAAGTTTATACTTGGATTGAATAGCAACAGTATTTGTTCAAGTAGTTGTAGCTTCTGTTCTGTGTTGCTGGTCCAAATGTCTACATTAATGGTCAAGTCATATGGGATCGGAGCATGTCGCTCTAAGGTATATGTTTCAGCAACCTTGTCGGTAAATGATTGCGCAACAGGATCATATGCTTTTTCATAAATCTGTACGCTGTCTTCAAACGAAGGAGTCATACGGCGTTCAGCATTGGGCACAAGTTCTGCAATGTAGCAACTGATAGCAGGCACACTTAGGATTGTGTTTTCACTGTTGGAACGAAGTATGTGCTGGCTCATACGTGTAGTATCACCATATCGCACGGGCACTTGATGGTAAATGTCTGCACCTGTTGCATCCTTGCCCATCTTGACACTGAAGCCTCCAAACAATCGCATGAACTGTAGTAGCCAGCGACGAATCTGTTGATCGTAAAAATAGGTTTGTGCCATTAATTGTCTGCCTTGGGTTTTACAAATACACCACTTAGTGCTTGACGCTGTGCAACAGTTGTTCCGTCAACGCTGGTAGTAGTTGCTGAGTTGTTAATATACGGGCCTGCATTAGTTGCAGTAGTTGCCCAGCCGTTTGCCGCAGAGTTGTCAGCCAAACGATGCCACTTGTTGCCACGATACACAAATAGGCGTTGAGGTTGGAAGTCAGTTCTAACAAATAAATCACCTTGTGCTGGTGCAATAGGAAATGTTAAGCCAGTTGGAATATTTGTAGTGTCACCGCCAACTGCTATATTTTCAGTAGTGTTGACAGCAATAACAGAAGTACCAGATCCATCAAACCCATTGATAACAGGAGCATAAGTTGATTCAGTGAATTCTGTATTCTTGTAACCAGCGGCAGGTGTAATAACTTCGGCACTTGCAATGATTGCATTTGAAATTGCAATTTCTTTGTTGTAAGTGCTTAGTGCGTTTTTCAAACTATCTTCATCTTGTGGGTCACCCAACAAGCTACGATATTCTTGTGCGTCATTAATTGGTGCTGCCTTGATACGCCATAAGTGTGGCCACCAAGTTGGACCAAAGCCTTCTGCCGAACGTGCGGCATCTTGAATAGCATAAAACTTGTTAATGCTTTTTGCGTTGGCATCAAGTAGTAGGTCGTCATTCAAGTGAGGTAGTTCAAGTACGTCACCTGCCATGAGTTTGCGTCCAAGACGCTCGACCATTTCATTGGTATGGAATGTAATAAAAAGTGTATCAGCATTTAAAAATAAGCCAAATTGACTCAAATCAAAGTCTTGGTCGCTTACGTTGTAAGTGCCACGAAGTTCGTAAACAGTAGTGTCGTAAACACGGTCACGGTTTTCCATGAACAAGATGTCCTGGATATCCATTTCGTTGATTTCATCTTTTTCAGCCAAGTTGGGTTTGGCAGGATCAGATCCATCTTCTACGGCAGCTGGTCCAAGATATTTGTGGATCAGTATTGAGGTGCCACCTGCACCCACAGCTTCGCGAATAACCCTATCCTGATAGTGGTAATCGTTCGTTTTAGCGTTTTTCCAAAGTGATAATTTAGGCATTTTTTCCCTGCAGGACCAAAAAGGTCCTGTTTCTTACTGTTATTTACCGGTTGACAGACGATCCAAGATAAGTTATAATAACATCATTGACACACTAAACGGAGTAAAAATGGCTACAGCAACTAAGAAAAAAGCGGCCCCTGTTAAGAAAACACGGGTTACAGCTAAACAAGTAAACGCACACCGCGGACGTGGGGTCAAAGACTTTAGCCCAACGTGGGAGGGAGCCGCAGATTTTGATGAAGAACAATTTTCTCGTCAGTTCCGCCGTGCCATGGACTATTACAGGCTTGAAAGTAGCGTAAAAGATTTGCGTCCAAAAGTTGCAGAATGGATGGAGTCAGATGGCTACAAGAAAGATGCCATTGGCGAGTTCCGCAAGTTAAAAGACAGTCGTGTCAATAGCACACTTTGCGGAATAGCCGCTTGCTTGGTGCGTGGCATGCCCCCAGTTCATGTAAACTTTAACAGCGGCCGAGACACTGCCGAATGGTTGCGTAATGAGATCGCCAAGGCTGTTAAAGAAGGCAAGAACGATGAGGAAGAAGTGGTCAAGGACGTTCCTGTTGTAAAGAAAGAAACTATCCAAGATCGCCTGGCCGAAAAGTTTAGCGAAACAATGGGCGATATCGAAGGTGCCATTGACGACTACATTACAACCGGGAAAGAAGTAAAAGCGTTTAACATTTTGTCTACTGCCAACATTGCAGTTCAGTATGCCCCCAAGGTAGTTGATATCATCCAACGCCGTGTTGTAGAAATGAATGAGTTGCTGGAAGGCAAAGACGGCCAATTGATGGAAGCGTACAAGCACTTGGGCAAACGTGAAGTTAAGGCATACATCAAAATGTATGAGACAATCATCAACGATGCAATGGCTTACAAGACCTCTAAGATTGCTACTCGTGCCAAGCCCAAGCGTAAGCCAGTGCCGCCTGAGCGTCAAGTCAAAGGCCTCAAGTACATGAAGGAGTTTGCAGAACTGGGACTCAAGAGCATCAACCCAACAGAAATTCTGGGCATGAGCGAGCTGTGGACTTACAACACTAAAACCCGTAAGCTGGGACGTTTTGTAGTGTCGATGCATGGCGACATGGCGATCAGTTTGCTGGGCGTTAAGGGTAGTGCTATCATCGGATACGATGAACTCAAGAGCACTTGTAAAACACTACGCAAGCCTGCAGAAAAGCTAGCCGAGTTCCGTACCCAAGGCAAGCCGGGACTTCGTAAGTTTATGGACACTATTAAAAGCGTAGAAACCAAGCTAAAAGGACGAATTAGTCCAGAAACGATCCTGCTTCGTGCAATTAAGTAAGGACTAGCAATGCAGTCTTCGGTAAATAATACTGGAGACTGCACATGCAAAACAACACAACACAACGTTCCAAAGCCGCAAAAAACATTGAGCTAATGCTTGGTGGCGGCCTAGTAGATGTCGAATTAGACAAGGAACACTACGACCTGGCTATTGATAAAGCAGTTGGCAAATATCGCCAACGCTCAAGCAGAGCAGTAGAAGAAAGCTTCATGCTACTAAACTTAACTGCTGGCAATAGTTCTTATACTTTACCAGACGAAGTCATTGATGTCAAAGTTGTTTACCGTGCCAGTGCAGGCGGTGTTGGAACAACAAGCACTTCATTTGAACCATTTGAAGCTGCCTACTTAAACATGTACATGCTAAATGCCGCACGTGGACAAGGGTTAGCATCATTTGAATTGTATATGGGACAACGTGAATTAATGGGACGCATGTTCGGTGCTCACGTTACATTTACATGGAGCCAAACCAGCAAACAAATTAATCTACACCGCAACATCAAAGGTGAAGAATCTGTATTGCTACACACTTACAACTATCGCCCAGACGAAGCATTGTTGGCTGATACAGGCTCGGGTCCATGGATCAGAGATTATGCCACAGCTCAAGCCAAGTTGATGCTGGGACAGGCTCGTAGCAAGTTTTCTCAGTTAGCAGGCCCTCAAGGTGGTGTTACACTAAACGGCAACGACCTAATACAGCAAGCTCAAGCTGAAATTGAAAAGTTAGAAGAAGACTTAAAAACATTTGCTGATGGCGGCACGCCACTTGGCTTTATCTTTGGTTAAACGGTAACTTGACATTCGATTGCACTCGTGTTAATATAGTGCATGACTACACAAATTATTGGCATCTGCGGCTTCATTGGTTCCGGCAAAGACACCGCAGCAGATTACTTGGTTAACTTTCATGAGTTTCGACGAGACTCATTTGCCGCTACACTCAAAGACGCAGTTGCTGCCGTATTTGGCTGGAACCGAGAATTACTAGAAGGTCGTACCAAAGCGGCTCGCGAATGGAGAGAACAAGTTGATCCGTGGTGGGCACGGAGATTAGACATGCCAGAACTTACTCC